CGAAGACGGCAAGTACGCCAAGCCTACCGAGGACGAGTTCGATTTGTTTGACGAGTTGTTTGACGAGATGGAAGAGGCGGCTTAACTCCAACTGACGAGGCTGGGTAGTTCCCAGCCGAAACACCGCAAGGTGTCTTGGAAAACTAATAAGGAAGAAGATGATGAGTAAAGAAATTTTTTTGTGGAACTACACTTTGTGGAACTACGCCCTTACAGGTGATCTGTTGAACGGCGTTTTGGGGCTGGCTATTGAGATGCGTGAGAATCGCATTGAGCAGATAACGGATAGAATATTTCAAGCGCAACGTGAAAGGGGGTTTGAAACTTCAGAAGAAACTGAGTTGCTAAAGTTCATGTTGGATCTCATGCTTAATAGCGCAGATGTTTTTTACGAAAACGCAGAAGACATTCGATCGGCGTTTGAGATGGAGGCCGCATAAGCGGCTTTTTATTTGCATTAATATGCATATATTTGTATACAACGACACGGAAATCATTATAATAGATGCCATCAACAACGAAAAGGAAGAAGAAGATGACATTATCCAGAGCACAACAAGCACACCTAAACAGCGCACAAGAAATGGCGGCTATTGCAGGTGTTGAGCTAGCCGTAAAGATTGAAGAATCTCGATATGGCACCTACCTAGCAATCAGCGGCGAAACAGCCTCGGTGTTAAACGGCGGAGTTTATGTAACTTACTCAGTCGGTAAGCGAGGCGGGATCACATACGCCGGTGCAGTAAGCGGCTACCGTCCAGAAACCAAATCTATGGCAAAGCACTTAGTTGTAAATCAACGCTGGTTGAGAGAAGAAATTCAAAAACAACAAAGGGCAGCGTAAGCGGCTCGACAATCCAACTGACGAGCTGGGCGGGTAGTTCCCGCCCCGAAACCTTCGGGTCTTGGAAAACTACAACAAAAGGAAGAAAGTAATGCGTAATGAAGATGGTTTAACTCCTGTTCAACAGGCTAGGATGGAGATCATAACCGCGATTTATGATCTGGCTTCACGGACGGTTGATGATGCTACTTACATTGGTAGGAGCGCAACTCAAACGGAAACTATGGCAAAGGCAACAATCAAGCAGCAGCAAAAGCTGTACAACAAGTTCATTGTTCAGTGGAAGTTAGGTGATGAATTCTTTGATTTGAACGAGGAACTAATTTAGAAAAGGGGCTAACGCCCCTTTTTTATGCCTTAGATTTATCTACCTCTCGGCAGTAATCGACCTCAATGTGAGGCTCACCCCACATACTTAGCAGATCCATATCACCACCATTTGTAAGTGATTTGATAGCGGCTTCTTCAGACTCACCATAGACCCTGACCTGAGCCTCTTTGGTGGCTGAAATCTTCATAAAAAACTCTTTCATACTTTATCCTTTTTCTTTCTTGCGGCGTAAGAGTCTAGCGGCTCGCCAAACTTTTTCTCAAACCACTGCTCCCAGTTGATCCTTCGGTGCGGTGGATTGTTGGGTGAGGCATGGCCTCGACGGTTCCACACCCATCGAGCGGCGTGGTACATTTTCTGATCATCCCACGCATCTTCTTGCGCCTGCTCCTCATCAGTTAATTTCAGATAACCCAAACTCTTTAATCCCTTGCTGATTGTAAGGTAGGTACAGGTCTTGCTCTCGGCACTTCATGCCAGTCGCCATTGCCTGTTCGTTCTGGGCATCAGCATAAGCGATGGCTTCATCACTCAGCGTGTAGACTGCATAGGGAAAAGGTGCCTGCTTTTCCTGAGCCAAAAAGTAAAACTTCTCAGTTGGCAAACCCACAGCCCGGCACCCAGCGATATAATATGCAGCCTGCTGGTAATATCTAAACGTGTTGATCGCGCTCCTAAAGCCTCTGGGCGAAGCATCCCGGCAGGTCTTGAGATCCCAGATGTCATTTCCAGTATGCCAGTCAAGTTTGCCTTTGCAGGGCTGACCGTTCCAATACCAGCACAGCGTCAACTCGACGCGATGCTCTGACTTGGGGATAAACTCAGATACAACCTCACGGCGCTCCATGCAAATGTCATACATATCTTGCTTGCAGGCCGTCTTGTCGCCCAGATCCTCAAGCCATTCAGCGTACTCGGCTTTGCCAGCCTTGGTGCGCTTATCGACGGGTGGCTCAATGGCAAACTCATCGAAAAACTTGTGGTGCTCCAAGAACACGGTGTGCTGAACCCTGCCTTCAAGCAGTGCGGGTGAGTTGTTGAATGTTCGGTTCTTCCAAGTGAAGGGACACTTGGCGATAGAGGTGAGATCGTGAGATCGCCACGCTGGGATTGAGTCGTATGTTGGGTAGTCTAAATCTTCGTAAATGCCTTCTTTAAAATCCATCACTGGTTCCTTTATTGGCTGATATGATCCCGGTCATTCAAAACAACATTGTCGTTTTCGTCTATCGAATATCGGCGTACCACGTTGTAGATGGTGTGTGCGCTGATGCCTGTTTGTTTAGCTATCTCAGCTCTTTTAATTTGTTTGGCTTCCAAGCCAAGGATTTGTTTGACCTGATCGTCATCTACTCTTTTTAATAAATTTTTAGCGCGATCCTCGGACTGTTTCTCTTTGTCTTTGCTGTTTTTCTTTGCAACCAGCAAAGCCTTTAAAAATGCAGATTCCATTGTTACTCCTTATATGGAAAGCCCCGCCTACTCGACCACACGGACGGGAACGTGCTAATGAGGGGGATGAAGCCCTTGGTCTGTCTCGTCTTCGACCCGCATGACGAGGGCTGCGATGTTAGCAGTTAGGTTTCTGCTCGGTCTAAAATTAGCCCCGCCATCGGCTGACACGGACGGGAACGTGTTGGAAGCGCGTGATGAACGCTCAGCCTAAAAAAAATCCAATGACCGACCCAAACAAGAACGCTACCAACAACGAATACGTTGTCCAATACGGTATGGTTGGGCTGGTGATCAGCTTTGACCAAATCATTTGTTTGATCTCGGATCATCACCTAAGCTGAATCTGGTATACCAAATTGCTTTGGCTTTGTCCTCAGCAGGATCACCTTTTTTACCCTGCCGCCACAAGTATTTGAACGCAGCGATTTCGCTGTATTCTTTTACCCGCTGCAAGCCAAAGGCGCTGACCATAGCGTCGATGCATTCGATCTTGCCTGCATAATGCTTGGGCTGGTTGACCATATCGTTTTTGAAGATGGTCAAACTATCCAACTGACCCTTTGGATTACCAAAGGCAGCGTCAAACCCAAACTTAGGATCAAGCTTGTACTCGGCATGAATCTTAAAAGCGTATGACTTAGACACGCCTACTTTTTTGACCACCTCTTCAACCGTAGCGTTAGGGTGACCTAACAAGTACAGCCTCACATCATCGCGCTTGGTTCCCGCACGGGTTTTGTACTTACGCTTATAATAACTAGCCATGTTCACCCCCTAAAATGGTATGTCGTCTTCAAAATCTGCGTCTTCTGGGCCATCATCTTTTTTCTTTTTTGGCGCAGTGCTATCACCCTTCTTCAGTGCAGCCTGCATCTCAAAGCATGGCTCAACAGGATCTCGACCCTGCTCATCACAACCGCCGATCTGGTACTGAATGAACCGGGGCAGTTCCTCAAAGATGTCGCACATTCTCTTACTGGCTTCGCATGACTCACCAGTGAACTCTTTGAGGTAATCTTCTAAGTCGAATATTACTTGATCATTCACTGTGGGAATTTTCTTTGCACCACCATCGGCGGTGAATACGCCAGTAACCTTAGCCTTACCACCTGACGTTAAGCCAACATCAATTTTACAGGTCACGCCTAGCACATTGGTTACGTCGAACTTAGCCAACTCCTCGGCAGTGAATGGTTTGTTGCGCCACGTTTGCAAATGTTGACGTAGCTTTGCCTTTTCGTTGAGGCTTAACGTGTATTTGTTGAACATAGACATGGGGCGGTCATCTGCCGTTTTGCAATCAGGTAACTCCCAAAAAATAAATATGCTATGCTGTTTTTTAACTTCACCTTGATACTCATTGTTCGACGTTCCAGCGTCTACAATCTTGTAGCAGATTGCGGCATGTGTTCCTTGGGGAACCTGTTCGTAATCTGATCCGCCACCGTCACTTGCTGTTATTCCCATATCTTTATCCTTGTATTTGTCTAAAAAGTTGTACTATTATGCACATTGGAAAAATGTGTGCAAGGGAAATTTGATGAGTTTAAAAATTACGGACGGTAACCAAAAAGATTTTAGTAGGCCGCTGAGTGGAGACGCTCGCCAAGGGTTCATAAATTTTTTGGCTGCAAACGGTATGACGCCTGACCCAAAGAAGGGTTTGGTGGTCGGCGGAGATATTGGTCGCGCTTACATGAATGTAACCGGAACCAATAAGCTGCACGGGTGGTATCAGTTCTGGCTTGAGCAAGAGGTGCCATACGGACGGTGCGGTGATCGCACCATCTCCAACGAAGAACCCACGGCAACATGGAAGCCAGAAAATGCTGGGCGGTACGAGATGACCGACGAGCAGCGCGAGCAGATTCAAGAGAACAAACGTCAGGCTGCTGCCGATAAGCGCAAGGCTTACAAGGAAGCGGCTGAAAGGGCGGAGCAGATTTGGGATACGTTATCTACTGACGTGTCGGACAATGGATACCTGATCAGAAAGAACGTCACGGGCCACGGGGTTAGGCAAACGCCCACTGGCGAGTTGGTTGTGCCAGTAAACAAGATCAAGACCAAAGAAAAGAAAAAGCAGGTGGTGTTGGTCGGTTTGCAGTACATACACCCAGACCCAGACGCATCTCTGGGCAAGTGGTATATGAAAGGCACTGAGGCGGGTGGTGCATTCTTCATCATCGGTCAGGATCTACTGCGCGAGGCGCACAATATAAATTATGTAGAAGGCTATGCCACTGGTGCATCTTATTATCGAGATATGGGCGAGCCAGTGGTGGTTTGTTTCAGCGCAGGCAATCTTAGCAAGGTGGCACCAGAAATATCTGTCATGTTCCCGAAGGCCAAGCACATATTCATAGCCGACAATGACGAGAGCGGGGTTGGTGAGCGCGAGGCGACAAAGGCGGCAGAGTTTGTGCAGCAGGCTGGATCTCAGGCTGAGGTGCGGATGCCGATAGAGACTGGTGATTACAACGATCACTCGGTTGAGGGTGAGTTGTTGCCAGAGCTTCAGACTACCCAAGAGTTGCAGACATACGATTGGGGTAGAAACTCCACGGGCAAGATGTTGATGACTAAGGACAATGTGCGCGGTGTCCTGACGGTGAACCAGATAGATGTGCGCTACAACGTGATCAAAAAGAACATGGAATACCATATCCCAAACACTGATCACATCATGGATATGCGAGACGAGAGCGCACTC